CTATTGTGGGTGAAAATGCCCCAGACAGAACAGGCGGTAGGGTCGCCGCTAGTCTTCTCAGTGAAAGCGCAATCGTAGCTTTGCAGGATGTATTCAAACTGCGGCAGCCCCTTATCGGCCGGCCAAAGCTGGAACTCCTTGGTTTTGAGGATGCCACCTTCGCTCGGCACCGGATCCTGCTGCAGTTGGCCCGAGGTGCCATAGCTGCCCAAGCGTTGCTTTAGCTCGGTGATTTCTTTCTCGCCAAATCGCTCCGGGCAGATCAGCTCGCCCTTGCGCTGCCTCGGATCGTAGGGGCCTAGGCTGGTCTTGCGGCGGACCCCATCCCACTCGGCCGGGATCATGAGATGTTCCCACCCGCCAATGTCGGAAAGGATATGACCGCTGATGTCGCGCTCATGCAGGCGCTGCATGATCGTGACCATGGCATCCTTTTTGGGATCGTTGAGGCGGGTTGACCAGACCATGTCAAACCATTCCAGGGCCGAGTCGCGGATCACGTCTGACTGGGCTTCCTGGGCGCTGTGAGGGTCGTCTAGGATCAGGCGGCTGCCACCTTCGCCCGTGGCTGTGCCGCCGACTGACGTGGCCAGCCGATAGCCGGTGCGGTCATTTTCAAACCGCTGCTTGGCATTTTGGTCGCCCGCCAACTTGAACATGTGGCCCCACCGCTCCTGATACCAGGGCGATTGGATCAGGCGGCGGGCCTTCAGGTTGTCGCGGATGGAAAGGGTGCCGCTGTAACTGGCGCAGAGGTATTTATGCGACGGATCCGTGAGCCACTCCCACATTGGCCACATCACACTGACGATGGTCGATTTGGAATGGCGCGGCGGAATGTTGATCAGCAGCTTGCGGATCTCGCCGGCGGTGATTGCCTCCAGATGCTCGCAGATTTCCTCAATGTGCCAACTCGGGATGAAGGGCACCCCAGGCTCAACAACGTGCCAGGACTGTTGCACAAACTCATACAATGACGCAGAGGCAGCCCGGCGCTTCTGTTCGCGCTTGATGGCATCCAGCAGCACCTCAGGCTTGAGCGTGGCGTTCATTCCGGCTTGCCTGACGCCTTCCCAAGTAGGTTTTGCATCTGGTCCAACTCGGCATCAGAGAGGCCCTTCAGATTGGCGTCAATCTTGATGGGCGGTTCCTTATCGTCACCGGAGTGAACGTGGTGGTTGGTTTCCCGCCACCGGCCGCGTGTTTTCATCCAGAAGATGGCTGCGGCTACTGATCCAGGCTCTTTGCTGGTGGCGATTGAAAACAGGTTCTGGGCAACGGCCGAGTTGATGCGGGACACGCCGTTATCCAGTTCATCCTGAAAATATTTCTTCAGCGTATTTTCAGAGATGCCCACAATTTTGCTGATTTGTTCCTGGGTCAGCCCAAACCCGACCATCCGCTCCACCTGTTGCCGCTCTCTATCGGTAGGGACGAAAGGCTGATTGCCGCGCTTTTTTATAGGCTGCAACAAATCGTCCGGTGATTTTTCTTTCCCAGGCATCAGATCACCGTAAATTTTCCAGTTTATAGAGCGTGGTCATGTGCAGCGCGGTCAGGTCATCCAGGATGTTCTCCAGCGCCGGCACTCCTTTACAGATGGCTTCCCGGTTTTCATTTAGCCAGAGAAGTTCATCATTTATCAGTTTGATAATGTTGTCAGTTTCGCTGAGGTTCACGAGCCCAAAAGAACCCTGATAGGCTTCAATCAGGTCGTCCAGCTTGTTGATTACGCCGTCATAATAGCCGCCGAGGGCTTTGTGCTGGGCGTATGAGTTGGTTTTCCAGTGTTCCAGGTGCGCCGCGTTGCGGGCATCGAACATGCGCTGGATTAGGTCTTTGATCATGGTTCACCCCGTAGGTTCTACATATTGTAGGGGTTGAGGTGGGTTGCCACAAGATAATTAAGCCTGCTGGCGGGTTCCAGCAGGCTTTGGTTTTCTCCTAAAGGGAATGTTGGTGAATTCTTTTTGTTAATGATCAGGCCTTCACCGCGTCAGAACCCCACTTGCAGCCAGTGCGAAAGGTTTCAATCCAGACGTTACCGCTCAGGCCGGTGCCGTTGCTGGCTGTCTTTGCGGCGGCGGGCGCTGTTTCCGTGGCTTCATGAAGCCCCAGGGTTTTCTGCACCCGTGAGTTGTCTCCTACGGGGATAAATTTGCGGCCAAAGCGGAGTGCTTCATCCTCGCGCAACAGCCAGGAATAGCCAAAGGCGGTGCTGATCATTCTCGCGGCCACGCGGCGATCACCTTCGTAGAGGCCGCAGAAGCTGGCGTTTCCGCCATCCCGCAGGATGCGCGCTTGAACGCGGCGCAGGTCAGCGGTGATGCCTGCTGCCCACTGCGTGAGGCAACCGTCTGTGTCGCTGCGCTTAAAGCTGTCATGGGCGCGCTGCGTGGCTTCGCGGGCTTCGGCTTCCAGGGCTTCGGCTTGGGCGGTGAGGGCGGACATTTTCGTTTCTCCTGTGAGGATGGGGGCCGTAGCCCCCTTTTTGTTTTAGAGGTTGATGCCGTGCTGGGCGGCCAGGGAGCGGCCGGCGGCGGTGAAGTCGATCCAGGTGTCGGCGCCGTCGTTGAAGGTCTTGATAAAGCCGGCCTGCTTGAGCTGGGTGAGGTTGCCGCGCTCTTCCTTGCTGCCGCCGACATTGCCGCCGACCAGCGGGGTGCCGCTCCAGTTGCCGGCATCGCGGGCGTAGGCGAGGAACACTGAGAGGGAGGTTTCGGTGATGGTCATGTTGGTATCTCCTGTTTGGCGGCGTTATTGCCTTGAAGACACTTCTATAGATTGTCGCAAAACGCTACAACCCCCTTCTGTAGATACTTAACCACTTTTTATGTTTTCCCGCTCCACCACCTGCAGCACCTTGCCGTCTGGCCGGGTGACTGTGAATGGCGGCTGGGTGAAGCCGGCGCGGGTGAGGGGAAGCTTGGGCAGCTCAATGAATGTGCCGCCTTCGCGGTCAAGCCAATAGCCCCAGATGGGTTCAGACATTCTGTTTATCTTTCATGAGTTCAAGCATTCGGATGACGGACACGGGGATGTTGGCCTGCTCTGCCAGCCATCGGAAGACCGTGGTGCGGTGTACGCCGGCAAGCTCAGCAAGATCGTTGACGTGAAGCGCCAGGGCACCCATCAAAAATGATAGGTGCTTGGCGCTGGTGTTGATGCGGGTTTTGATCACCCCTCAGCCCTCCGCAGTCTTGGCTTTGACGCGGAGCGTGGTGACCACGCTCTTTTTGGTGCAGGCCGCGATTTGCTCGGCGGTGAGGTAGGACTTGGCGAGGGTTTGATCAAAGGTGGCGCGCTCGGAGAGGCTCACTTTGATGTCGGCAAATTCGCCGGTCACGGTTTCGGCGCCGGAGGCGATGATGTCATCGCGCACGGCTTTCAGCTCGGCTTCGAGTTCGTCAATGCGAGCCTTGAGGGTGGCGTATTTGTCGGCGGTGGAAAGGTTATCAAGCATCTTAGTTTCTCCTGTCTTTCGGCGTTATTGCCTTGAGGAGACTTTTATAGACTGTAGCGAAATGCTACAAGACAAAAATGAGATACTTAACCACTTTTTATGTTTTAGGGGAAAATCCCCCCGGCAACAGGGATTGCGGTGTGCCGGGGGTAGTAGTCTGGGACAGGAGAACGGCGCTCGTGGGCGCCGCATCCACCCTACGCCGAGGTTTGCTCGGCCTGCAAGGTTTTTTACGCCTTGAGGAAATCCAGGGATCCCATCCGGTGCTGCCCGCCTTCAATATCAATCAGCAGGTTGGGTATTTCGCCCGTGAGGTGCTTCTGGATGAACCACCAGAGGGCTTTGGCGGTCATGGGCTGCCCGTATTCCAGCAGCTGCATATAGGGGATGAATTTCTCTTCCTCTACTTCTGCGCCGTCTTTGGTCACTGTTACTTTGGTTTTCATCACCCGCATTGTGGCCAATATCCCGCACAGATCCGGGCGCATCCATTCTGGGAAGAAAGGCTCGCTGAGAAAGCCGCACTTGAATGACACGCACGGATTTTCCGGGCGGTTTTCGTAGATGCTGCAGCCCTTTTTCGTGATGAAAAAGCAAGGGCGCCCCTTATAGAAATGATGGCCGTGTGCTTCTCCGGAAAGCGCGCCGGAGCAGCAAGCTGTGCAATCTCCGCAGCTTTTTTTCAAATCTCCGACCACAACTACTGGTGCTGACATTTTTCTGTCTCCAAGACTTTTT